GGGCGATAACACGGGGGCAGCTTGCGAAGCATATGAAAGGCGTGCGACTCCGCGTTGTACCTGGAGAAGCTCCAATCAAATCCTTCGCTCGGATCACGCAGGCCACCGATAGGCAGATTCTTAAGCTCCTGGCCGAGGCAGCAGAGGAGAGCCGCAAAGAGGCGCAGAGACTTCTCCGAGATCCATCGTTCGGCCGGAAGACTCGCGCCGCACAGCAGAGGCTTATCGAGAACGCACTGCACAAGCAGATGAGGGCTGTATGGGAAGGAACCGGACATCTGACCATCTTCGGCGAGAAAGAGGCCGCTAGGGCTGCGCTAGCGAGCGCAGACTTCCTCCAGGATAATCTATGGAAGAGGTCTGGAGCAAAGGGAGGTACGTTTCGCCGGACAATCATCAAGGAGTCAAACAACGGAATCGACGCCTACATCTCTCGCGCAGAAAACTTGAAAGACTTCTCTAGCCGCATCTACAAGAACCATGTTCTAGCGAGAGACCTGGTTAGTCGTCGAGTGAACATTGCATTGCTACGGGGCCTTTCTGCCAAAGAGTTTGCCGACAGTGTTGCCGGTCTCATCCGTCCGGGAGTACGCGGGGGCACTTCCTACGCAGCAATGCGTCTAGCAAGAACAGAGATGAACAATGCTTTCCATTTCAGTACAATTAGATACACCAGGGAGATGCCTTGGGTCGAGGGTTACCGTTGGAATCTATCCGGATCGCATCCCCATCTTGACATCTGCAACACCATGGCCCAAAAGGACCATGACAGAATGGGAAGAGGAGTCTACAAGAAGAGCAACGTACCTGGCAAGCCTCATCCCCATTGTTTCTGCTACATCACCACTGTCACTGCTTCCTCGGCAACGTTTGAGAAAAGACTAACCAATGGCAGCTATGACTCTTACCTAGCTACAACCTCAAAAGAGGGCGCAATGGGAGAGTCGAAAAACTGGCATTCAAATTACGACCAGCAGGCGAAAGAGCTGGCAAGCCTGGGGAAGACCAGCCTGGCAATTACAGCTGCAAAGGCTATTGGACCGCTTGCCCTTCAGGCCGTATTAATCGGACTGTTCAATTAGGATATACTCTGTTCTACCAAGGCCATTTCCAGGAGGTTCGGCAATATGAGAAGCGCAAAGGCCACGCGGTGGAGCCGTGAGGCAATTCTGGCTCTCGGCCCGATTACGGTCCATGATGAGCCGGAAGACCTTGACAGCGGAGCTGATAAGGACGAGAAAGACACGTCTGACAAGTCTGGAGACGACGGCGGAGCCGACTCCGAGGATGACGACGGGGAAGACCCGGCCACGCTGCGGAAGAAACTTGAGAACCGAGCAGCGCAGGCCAAGCGTCAGGATGCTGAGATCCTTCGGCTGAAGGCAATTGAGAAGGAAGCGGATGAACTGCGAAAGGCCAAGGAGGAGCAGGACCGCAAGGGCCGCTCTGAGCTGGAAAATCTGAAAGCGGACGTTGAAAGCCGGGATAAGGCCCTCGCCGTCAAAGATGAAACCATTCGCAGGCTTACTGTCGAAAATGCTTTCATGACTATGCCAGAGATCCAGTGGAAGAATCCGGCTGTTGCGCTCAAGCTGGTTGATCTGACGGATGTTGAGTTTGACCCGGAAACGGGCGCTCCCAAGGACAAGAAGCAGCTGCTGGAAGCAGCCAAGAAGCTTGCCAAGAGCGACCCGTATTTGGTTAAGTCCAAGACTGAAGTTGATGATGGGACTCCTGCTGGAAAGCTGTCGGGGAAGCCCCCGGCTGGAAAGACCGGCGGAGACAAACTCAACAACGAAAAGCTTGCGGCGAAATACAACATTCATCGCTAGTTCAAGAAAGGGCATAAAATGGGCGCTCGCATCGACAAGACTGAATCCTCAGTTGGCGTCGTTCGCGGAACCAACAATGCCGACATCGCAAACACCGAGTGGAACCACATGCGAGCCGTGGGCATCAATGCCTCTGGCAAGGTTGTTCTCGGTGCAAGCCAGTCGGGCATTGTCGGCATTGCGATCTTCGACCGCACGAACTACCGTGCTGGCCGTCGGGTCGACATCTTCAAGTTGGGAGAGGTCATCCTCACCAACGACACTGCGGGCAACGATCTTCTGCTTGCGGGAACGGCCTATACGGCCAACACCACCACTGGCATCATCACGTCGGCTGCGGCCTCTGCCACGCAGATCGCAATCGGCTACACCCAGGAAAACGACCGTTTCATCATCAAGGGGATGGGGTAAGAAATGTCCACGTCTCTCGCGATGATGGGGCCCGGCTCCGTCTCGACTCTCCCGCTGAACACTAAGTGGGGATCGACTTCTCCTGATTTGTTCATTCCGGGCTCTGCTGTTCCCAGCAAGCTTGAAATGGGACGGTTCCTGGTCAAGCTCTCTTCGCTGGGGTTGTTCCCGTCGATTGAGGCCGGAGATACCGGCCAGGGCGGCTACATGGCTGCTGGGGATATCCTCACGCAGACCATTGACGGCTTTGACCTGAACAACATCTGGAATGAATTCCAGGCTGCAATCGCGATCGTCAATGCCCAGCGCACCCTGCTGACGCAGCTTCTGACGTTCCCGGTTACCAGCAACATCGAACGGGTCGCCCAGATCTCGCAGGCGTCTTTCGAGATTGCCTCTGAGTACGGTGAGCCGCGTGCGCTCCGTCCCGTCGGCTCATTCTTCGTGCTGGGATACGACATCCAGGACTACGACATCGCTGCACGGTTCACCTGGAAGTTCCTCCGGGACGCTCCGGCGACTCAGGTGGAGGCCATCAATGCGATGGTGATTGAGGCAGACAACCGTCTCATCTACAACAAGGTGATGGACTCGCTCTACAATCCGGTCAACCGGATTGCGGACATCAACGGGTCTGACGTGAACGTGTACGCCCTGTACAACAACGACGGCACCGTTCCGCCGAAGTACAAGACGAACACCTTCCTGAGCACGCACACCCACTACCTCACTTCTGGGAACGTCACGGTTGACCCGGGCGACCTCGATGAGATGTACGAACACGTTCGGCACCACGGCTACTCGTTTGAGAACGGCGTCCGGCACTTGCTTTTCGTGAATCCGGCGCAGGCTTCTCAGATCATGAAGTTCCGAGTCGCCGGTACGGCTGGTGCTGGCTTGCCGTCTGGTGCGTCGTACGACTTCATTCCGAGTGTTGGAATGCCTGCGATGTTCCTGCCGACCAACGTCCAGATCTTCAACGGGCAGCAGCCGCCCGCGATGATCTCTGGGATTCCCGTCGTCGGCTCCTACGGCCCTCTGATCGTTCTCGCAGACGACATGTTCCCTGCGGGGTACATGGCCCTCATCGCTTCAGGCGGGCCGGAGAACCTTCGTAACCCCGTTGGTTTCCGGGAGCACGCTAACCCGTCTTTCCGTGGCTTGCGTCTCGTCAAGGGCCCCAACCCGGACTACCCGCTGGTGGACTCGTTCTACCAGCGCACGTTCGGTACGGGTATCCGGCAGCGTGGCGGATCGGTCATCATGCAGGTTACCGCCGGTGCGTACGCCGCTCCGGTGTTCGTGTAACCCTCTGAACGAGGGTGGCGTTGGTGAGGTGCGAAAGCGCTGACCGGCCTTGGCACCAACGCCACCCTCCCAAATGCTAGAAAGGAGAAAAGCATGTCGATGGAAATCGACCCGAAAAATGTCAGCACGGACAATGAGTTGCGGTACCTTCGTGACCGGCCGTGGAAGATCGACGAGTACCGGCGTCAGGGTTTCATCGCTGAGATGGACGCCGTCGAGGCAAACATTCCGATGAAGTCTGATCCGACTGATGAAACGCGCATCCACACCGACCAGATGCGCGTTGGAACCCAGGCCCCTCAGATGAGCGATCCTCGCAGCAGCGGCGTTCTGGAAGACGATGAGGTGGACGACAACTACGAAGAGTGGTCTGTCGCCGATCTCAAGGCTGAGATCGAAGCTCGGAATGCTGAGCGCGCGGAGGGCTCTCACCTGGCGCTTTCCGGCAACAAGGATGCTCTTGTCAAGCGTCTGAAAGAAGACGACGAGGCCGAAGCAACGGCGTAATTCCTGAGTTAGTAGGGCCGGAGTGGAATATCGCTCCGGCCCTGCTGCATATCTGCAAGGAGGTAGAATAGGAACATGGCCACTGATGAGGAAGTAATTCAGCTACGACGTCTTGCTTCATACAACGACTTTGAGCCGTACGATGATCCGCAGCTCAGTGCAATGATTGATGAAGGCGGAATTAACAGGGCTGCATTCAGGCTTTGGAATGAGGCTGCTTCATCGGCTGCAACATTGGTCAACGTTTCAGAGTCCGGTTCATCCAGGAATATGGGGGACGTCCACAAGAATGCACTTGCAATGGCCAAATACTTCAAGGGGCTGGCCGATGAGGCTGAGGCAGAGACCCCCGTAGACACCACGAGATTTGCTCGGACGAGAGCAATTGTTCGTGAGGGGTAATGATGAATGCAAAAGAACTGGAAATCCAAATGTCCGCAACAAGGGCATTTATCCTTGCAGATCCTGAAGACCTGGACCTGACTCGGAGCGTCCGGGTGTCGGACGGAGCCGGAGGGTTTGAAACCTCCACTGAGACGCCTCTGGCCACCCAGACGGCCCGTATGATCCCCCAGTCGGACCGAGTGATGGAGGTGACCGGTTCGGACGGCCGTAGGGCCGTTCCAGAGTGGGTGGTCATGATGGAGCCTGGAAGCGATATGAAGCGGTATGACAGGTTCCAGTGGAGGGGCATTACTTGGGAGATTGCAGAAATTCACACCAAGCCCGACTATGAATTGAAGGGAGATGTTATCAGATATGCCTGATGGCGAAGAGTTTGCCATTGAGATCACGGCCAATGCTGGTAAGTTCTTTCTTAGAGATGGCGGCATCAGAGATAATTTGAGAAAGGGCCCGGAGCAAGTAAAGACTGCTGCATGGATCACGGCGCAGAGATTTGCACCAGAAGTAGAAAACTACATGAAGAATGAAGCTCCATGGCACGACATCACAGGGAATGCTCGGAATGGTCTTAGTGCAAGGGCATTCAGAGAGGTAGACCTCATTGGCATTGAATTGTCTCATTCGGTCGCATATGGGATCTACCTAGAGACCAGGTTCTCTGGCAGGTATGCGATTATTGAGCCGACGATTGACCACATGGGGCCGATTGTAATGCGTCAGTTTGACAGACTGCTGGAGAGATACTGATGCGCAAACTAATCTACCAGGCCCTGACATCCTCCCTCCCTCTGGTCGCAGAGATTCCCATTGTCCGGTGGATCCAGGGTGGATCTATGGACGCGCAAATAGCAAGGCCATTTGCAGTATATAGGATTGTCGATGACATACCGACTACGGTCCACAGTAGTCAACCGAGACTTCAAGTTTGGATCCACGATAACCGTGGGTCTTACACTCGAATTGATAGAATCCTTGAACTCGTCCGGACGACGCTGGAAAATGCCGTCCCGATGGAAAACTCCACTCATCGCATTGTCGATGTTGAGTGGACCGGTGATAGTCCAGATCTCGTGGATGAGGGCTACGACACCAACACCAGAAATGCCAGCTTCATTCTCACTGGAAGGAAATGAAATGCCCACGTCCAAGAACAGCCCTACCGCCGGAGAGATCTCTCAGGGCGACGTCCCGACGGAAACCAATTTCCCCACTGCTCCGGAAGCAATTGCTACAGAAGAGGCCAAGGACATGAGCGAGCCCAAGCCGGAGCCCGGAGAAGTCTGGGCCATCTACACTGGAATGCAGCCCTCGCAGCGAACTCTGACGGTCGCAGACCTCAAGCAGCTGGGCGACTCCAAAGCCAGCGAGTCTCTGGTCTGGGATCGTAACAATCGATTCCGTCGTGAGGTTTCGGGCGTTCATCCGATGGTGCTGGACTACATCGAGAACTTGGACGGGAACTTCAAGGTTGTTCGGCCCGAGTAAGGTAAGATCTAATCATGGAACTCCGCTGCGAGAATAAGATTCTGCATGGAATCATTGAGGATGGATTCCTTGATGTCAAATGCAGGTCTTCTCGCTGCGGGGCACGTCGGGGAGTGGTAGTCATCCACCGCTTCTCAATTTCCAGCTGGGTTCTCCTGGAAACCAAGGTATATCAGGACCCTGCGAATACAAGAAAGGTTGGTGAACAGAATGGCTCTGGCAGCAACAGCGTTGCCTTTCGGGCTCCGTGACGTCAAACTGACGCCGGTTCTGTTCGATGGCAGTTCGCCCGGTTCGCCGGTTGACCTGCCGTATGCGCGAACCTTTACGTTCTCCGAGTCGGAGGATTACGAGGTTTTGCGTGGAGACGACGCTGAGGTGGCGTCTCACGGTTCCGGTCCCACTGTTTCTTGGGAGCTGGAAGCGGGCGGTATCTCGTTGGAGGCGTATGCCGTGATGGCCGGTGGAACCGTGTCCATTACCGGCGTTTCTCCCAACGTGAAGAAAACATTCTTGAAGCTTGGAACGGATGCACGGCCGTCGTTCCGGGCCGAAGGAATTGCGATTTCGGAGTCAGGTGGAGACCTGCACGGAATCGTGTACGTCTGCAAGGCGGACGACGCCCTGCAGGGAACGACGATGGAAGATGGCAGCTTCTCCTTGCACACGGCCAGTGGAACTGGTCGGCAGCGTGCTGCGGACAAGAAGCTGTACGAATTCATCCACAACGAGACGGCTGTCGCAACTAGCCAGGCGGTGTAGTAATGGCCGCTCTGGTAACGCAGGTAATTGCGCTTCCGTCAACGTTGCCCACCTTCGCGGCCGCAGCTGGGGGCGGCGATACGGCAATTCCCGGATCGGATACCTTCCTGGTCGTCAAGAATGGCGGCGGATCTTCCATCACCGTTACTC